TTCGTAGCTGCCGAATGAAAAGATCGCGCCAGTTGCTTCCTTCGCGCGCTGCAGCTTCAGCCAGTCGCGACTCCATTCGATCTGATTACAGAACGTGCCGCCGATCGCGATGTTGCGCGGCATGGTCTTTCCGCTCGTCATCTTCTCGATGTTGCCGATGCGCTTCGTCAGAAGAAGCCAGACAAGAAAAGGCGTGTCATCGATCAGCTGGAAAAAGCGCTCGCGCCATTCCGCCGGCACGGCGTTGTCGAACGGATCGCACAGCGACGGGAACACGAAAGGCGGACGAGCGGAATTTGCTCTTGCTGCCTTGCGGTTCCACGCGATCGGCTTTTTCCAGTAGTTCTCGGACATGAGGCTGCGGGTGCCTTCACCGGATCCCGGTGCGCCCCACTCGGCGCGATGCATGCGAGTGTCCATCAGCTGCGCCGCATAGCAGCCGTCGCATGCGGGGCTGATGCGTGCGCAGCCGGTCCAAGGCGACCAGGTGTAGTCCGTCCACGATATTGCCGTCGTGTCAGCCATGGGGATTCTCCAGCGCGGCGGCATAGATCGCAGGGCACGGCAGGGTGATGCTGCTGCTGAAGCGGCGCACAACGACGGTGTCAAAATTGAACCGCGCCTCGCGCCAGGTCTTGCCGTAAAGCGGAGCGACGACGCCCAACTCTCGCAGCCGCGTGGTGACGCGCTTGATGCTGGCGCCGTAATGGTCGGCAATCTGGGTGCGGCCCATGCCCATCTGCGCGCAGCGAATGAGCATAACGGCAGATGGAAGCTTTGCGCCGCCAAACTTGTTGTTCTGGCGCATGTCAGAGCACTCCGGCCAGCATGCCCATCACCATTACGACGGCGAAGGTGAGGCCGACAAACGTCTGAAGGATGCGCGCTTCGTGCACGAGGGCGGATTTAGTCATGGTCGAGGCTCCCGTTGACCTGGAGCCATTGGCGAATGGCGCGCGAAAGATCGCGGTCGCGGTTGCTGGCTCCGGAAAGATTGAGAAGGGGAACGACGGCGCGCAGGACTGATTCCAGCGTGTCGCCCATCATCGTCGCGTCGTGTTCCGGCAGTGTCCTGCCGTTGCTCACGACCTTGAAGGCGTGGGCAATGTCGGACTGCGCGCCGATCAGATGCGAGTTTGCGTCCGCGAGCTGGCGCTCGACGAAAACGTCGCTTTCCGTCTTGCGCGGACCGCCGGCGGAGAAGACAAGGCGCACGGGTGGCTTGCGGACAGGCAGGGTGAAGATCTCGGCGCTCATTGCCAGATCCCTTCCTGCTCGCGCAGATCGATCTGCGGCGCGCGAAACGCGTTCAGGGTGATGACAATTACGTCGATCTTGCAAAGCTCGACCATGTCGTCGCGCATCGCGTCCGCCGCTTCTTCCATACGGATTCGGAAAAGGACGAGGCGGATCATATGCGCGCGTCCTGCTGTAGCTTACGTTCCACCTCGACGACGCGGGCACCGCAGATCGATACGGCCATGAACAGCGCCAGAAAGGCGACAGCTGTCATGCTGACGACGATCATGCGGCAATATGGGAGTGGCTCGACCTTGTGAAAGGTGCCGAGGTTCTTGCAGGCTAAGGGGTAAGCGGGGGATATCTGGGTCATGTTGGCCTCCATCCGTTTCGGATGCCGCCCCGGTCGGAGGGACGGTCACCGAAACCGGACGTGGCGTCAGGCTGCTTCCAGCAGCGCTTCGTCGTTCGCCTTCATGCGCGCCTTTTCGTGCAGGCGGTCGATATCGGAGTTAGGGAAATAGAGGTTCAGCTGCTCGCGGGTACAGCCCTCGCCAAACCGGCGCATTGCGGCGGCCATGGCTTCGATCTTCTCATTGTCGTTCATCGCACTGACGTTCATGTCGGTCTCCATCCGTTGAAGGGGGCGACCGGACGGCATCGAGGCGGGGGATATGGGTGCCGTCCGGTCTTTGTCCGGGCCATGTGGTTTGCTCGGATGGGGGACGTTATAGTGGGATACTTCCCACTTTGCAACAAGAAAGTGGGATACATCCTATCGGGATTTTTGCTTTCCCAGTGGCCAGAGAATTTATTGTTGAAATTGAGTGGTTTGCGGAAAGCGGCAAAATCGAATCACTTTGGACTCGACTCTTTCGTTAACATCTGTCTTTTTTAGCGTGAACGAAATAAGAACAAACGGGAGATCAGGATGCGAGCGTCGCCGGTAAATCATCCAGATGCAATGCGATTGGTAGTGGAGCTTGATTCGCTCTATGTCGCCTGCGATGATTGTGGTCACTCGCGCTTGCTTGGCTACCGAAACCTGAAGGAAGCGGTTGCTCTAGGCGTACATAACTACATGCAGCTGTGCCGTAAAATTAGGTGCTCGGAATGTCCGAAGGTTCCCCCGTTACAGAGGAACCTTACTATCCGGCCAAAATGGATTGATGTCGCAAGGGGTCAAACGGTTGCGTGAAATACGATCTTGTGGACAGAGAAGACGGTTGATGAAGTGAATGTGACTTCGTTCGTCTCTCCTTCTTCGGGGTTGTGCTGCCAGAGGCGCGTCACCTTGCTGGATTGCGACCGAAACTCTTTGATGTAGCTTTCCCGCTGATTGTCTTCGTCAGTTACCACCTGGACAATGACGTCATCCCCAGCGCGAACCGGTTCATTCGGGTTGATCCATACGGTTTCTCCTGCTTTGAACCTTGGTTCCATCGAGGTGCCGTAAACTCGTACCGCATAGGCTCCCTCAACGCCTTCAAGCATTGGAGGAACAAACAGCCGCCCGACTTCGGAACCATTTAAGATGAAGCGACCATTCGGGCCGCCAATCGACTGACCAAGGAGTGGTACGTATCCTACGCCGTCAAACTTCTGGAAGCGCGGAGGAAAGCTTGCATTTGGTCTGGTTGCGGTGGGTGTCACTGTTTCGTCCGGGTCATCAAATGGGACAACCTCACCTCTGACCAGTGCGTCTGCGTCGAGCTGCAGCGCCTTCGCGAGATCCGGTATCTTCTTAAGCGTCACCGTGGACTTTTTGCCATCCACAAGATCGCGAACGAACGTCCGCTCTATCCCGGCCTTCACTGCGGCTTCGACTGGTCCGAGACCTAGTTCCTTCAGCCGTTCAATCGCGATTTCTTGAAGCTTGCTCATGCCGCGATAATAGGAAATTTCCCCCTCCCAAAGCGAATGGGATGTTTCCTATTGCAAAGTGGGAAGTGTCCCACTATAACGGCGCCATGGAAACGCAACTCGCAAACCACCTGCTGACGCTCTCGGACGCATTCTGTGCGGCCAAGGACCTTGGCGAGTCCACTGTAGGGCGGCACTGCGCTGCTGACAGTCGTTTCTTTTCCAGAATCAGAGCCGGGAAGACTTTCACAGCCAAGAAGTACGACGAGGTCGTTGCGTGGTTTAGCGACAATTGGCCTGAGAACTGCGATTGGCCAAATCCTGTTCCCCGTCCAGAGGAGTCGATGCAATGACGCTTCCGGAATCTTTTCAACGCAGCGTAGGGAAGCGGTCATCCCGCGTGGTTCATACCCACGATGTCGCAGGTTCAAATCCTGCCGCTGCAACCAATCCCGCCGTTCAACGGCCAGGCGACGAGCGGGAAACCGGACGGAAGAGGCTTTGCACGCCTGCGGACCCTTCCGTCCGGAACGTCTTTCATGTTGCGCAAGGGGTTGTCCTCTCCCTTTTGCGCACCCGCCGTGACGCCTCTCCTCCCGGCTCCGGCGGTTCTTCTCTTGGTGGTTCGATGTCATGTGGGCCGCCTTTCCTTGGTTGGACTCTACGAAGCTAATCGCAGCTTCCAGCAAATTCACCGGAAGAATTTCCGAAAAGATTCCCTTGATTTTCGAGGACGATTTCGTGCGCCTAGATGAGACCGAAAACATGCGCCCCACCTCTCAGGAAGAGCGGCGCGACTTGAAGGCCACCGTTGGTCGGCTTCTCCGCCAGGTTGGTGCATCCAATGTTGCCAAGGAGAGCCGGGTTGGGGAGGCGCACCTGTCTCGCTACGCTTCTCCGCGTGAGAAAGAGTTCATGCCGCTTGATGTCGTTGCCGATGTTGAGCGCATGGCAGGCTATCCTCTGGTCACAGAATTTATGGCTCAGATGAGCGGGTTCCGTCTCGTCCAGAATGAATCTGACGCTGACGCTCCAGATATGGAGGATGTCGGTCGCTTGGCTGACACCAAGGGCAAACTCCTGTCCGCACTAATCACGTCATTTCTGGATGGGAAGATCGATAATCACGAGCGTCGCACGCTCCTTCCGCTCCTCGATGATGCAATTGCCCAGATGCAGGAGCTTCGCAGCGGTCTGATCGGCGGTGGATCATGACGCTCTGCATGGCCGAAACCAGCCGTTCGAAACTAGTCAGAGAGGCCCGCACCGCGCGGGTTCTGGACCTTTGGCATGCTGGAAAATCCACCCATGAAATCGCTGCGG